ATATGCTTGTGTCTGACTGGGAAGAGATGAAACAGATTTACCTTCAGGATCTTTATATCGATACGCTCCTAAACCAGGATCTCCACCAAATGCAGCCGTTGAATAAGCAGACCACATTGACCCTTCAGGATCAAATTTATATCCCTTATTAAAGTTTTCAGTGACTTTCCCTACGTTACTAAACCAGTCACCGACATGACCCCAGAAACCTTTCTCCTCTTCCTTCTCTTCAGTTTCAACCTCAAATACGTTACTAGGAGTTGCTTCTTGTGAAGTTAAAGGTCGTAATGTCATTTCTCAGAACTCTTTATCCATAGTCAGTCTCCTCTATTATGCAGGACTTTTCCACCCTTGTAGATGTTTAGCCAAAAAGTTCTGGATAAAATTTGTGATAATGCCTAATGCTACGGCCAGCATCCTTATCTCTTTTGTAAGTATCAATCAACATTTTCATCTCCCAGTTATGTAAATAACGATCACCAGACAGTCTCATCCCTGCTGTCTGAACCTCCTTAAAGGGGTCTAACCATTCATTCCTAGAAGCAAGATTAGGATGAGTGTCTTCTAATAAACGAGTCGCAACCAAGCTATTTTCTGCACTACCCATAGACACTAATTGTGTTTTTAACTTCTCAAGATCATCTAAACTAAAGTCCTTCTGGAGATCGTAATTAGGATATTGGTCAACTTGCTTCATCAAGAAATCAAATAGATCTGGGGCCTGAGCCTCCACTCTTGCTTTCTTTAAAGACAAAGGAATTTCACCACCATTAATGATATTTGAAATCTGTTCTCTTAATGCCTCAAGAGGAAGAATAGGTCTATCACGGTATCGCCTAAGAATTGATCCACGATTAGGGAAAGAATCAAGCTGATCAACTTCATATAATCTGATTACTTTCTTACCCTCTTTCTCTCCGTCAGGAATAACTATTTCTTTCCTCTTAGAAGGATCAACAGAATCTGAAGGTTCTAATCCAAGATTTAATCTGTCTAACCCTTCCTTACTTGCACCAGGGAATAACTCAGAAAACTCATTTGCATTATCTTTTATATATTTAGTAATAGCTTCACTACCTACTTTCTGTGCTTGAGTAGGAGAAATCTTGCCGCCATTATCAACTATTGCTTGTGTGATTTCTTCGATAATTTTCTCCTTAAATTTAACCTCTAGAAGTTCTTGTGATCGAGGATAATCAAGAGGATAATTGTTAGCACTTACATAAACTTTTTTCAGGAAACCTGCAACTCTTATATCTACAAGTTTATTAATAGTATCATCATAATCTGATAATTGAATTAAACTATCTCTTTTACTATTAAGTAATTTAAGTGTGCTTCTAATATATGTATCAGCATCTTTAGCTTCCATTCCAGAAGCAACCTTAAATATTCTTTCTTTAATCTGAGGATAGTTTTCTAAAAATTCTGATCCATTCAAGTTATTAATATCTTTATTAATATTAAGCCTCTCTTCAGGATCTAAGCCTTCAATAATGACTCCACCTTGATTTGAACTTCTTTGATGTTTTGATATAACTTCTTTTATCGCATTCATCGTAAGTGGATGTATGTTTTCTTCTCCTCCAAGTGATTCAATATACTCAGCCAAAATTCTATTAACTCCATCTTCAACCGTTTCACCTTCTTCAAGATTATCTAAACCTTTATCTAAAACCACAGTAAAATCGCCCGCTATTGATTTTGCTTCTGCTGTATTTTGTTTTAAAGCTGCTGCTGCAAGATCAGGCATCTCTAAACCTCCATAAGCTTGGCCTATTGTTAAATCAAATTTTTGACCCTGAAATTCAACTTGTTTAACAGATTGAATAGAATCCAATAATATTTTATTGTTTGGAATTTTATTAAAATTTTTATCTTTTATGAGAAGTTCATAAGCATCTTGCATTCTTATTTGTCCACCATTACTCATCATCACATCAGCAACATCTTCTCTGATAATTGCTCCTAAATATAACCTTGCAATCTTCTCAAATTCATCTTTATTTTCTTCAGTTCTTACATAATCAACACCTTTAAAAGTAAATGCACCAGCTCCATTAATCTGTTTAATTGCCAGCTTTAATTTAGTCGCAAGTAATTGAGGCTTTATTTCTTCATTGTATTTTATAGATTGTGAAAAAATATCATTAGCAATCTTCTCTGAAGTCTTCTCAATAACAGGCATTAAATATTTATCTACACCTGGTCCGTTCTTTTTTAAACCATGTTTTTCAAAAACACTATTAACATATTGCGCTCTAATTCCTTGAAGAGCAGTTAAACCATTAGCACCATCATCAAAATTAATTTTATTTGCACTTTCACTAACAAAAGCTCTCATTCCTAATGGGACTTCAGCAGCAGCTACTTTGGCCCGTCCTCTTTGAATACCTATCCTTGTATAAGGATTAAGTTCTTTAGCCCATAAAGCTGCTTGATAATCCTTGCTGGATAATTTTCTATTATTTTTTGCAGCCGTATTTTGAGAAATCTCTAAAGATTCATCAGCTTTCATTAACGCTTTAGTTGCCTCTGCCTCTGCCTCCCAAGCTTTCCTTTCTCCTTCTTCAATTTTATAACTGACATATTTCAAACCTACTGTCTGAGCAGTAGCCATTGCCTGCTCAGTAAAAGGAGCTAAAGCATCTGCTAGTTGTTTTGCTTGGTTATATCCCTGAACATAAGTTGTACCACCAGTCGAAACAGCTCTTACTCCTTTCGGTTGAGGAGTGCTAGGAAACTTAGTTGGTGCAGCAACATTGATAGAAGCTGGATTAATAAAGGCCGATACAGGTTTTGCACCTGGATTAACTTGGCCCTCTGGTAGACGTTTGGGATCAGCCATTTATGAAACCTTTTTTAAGTTGGAACCAAAGCTAAGAGCAGTGTTAACACCACCAAGAACAGAAGTTGCTGTATCAAGCAACGCTGTATTAGCTGGACCTGCACCTCGCATAGAAGGCGGCGGTGCATTGACCAAAGTTGGTAATGGTGCGAATGGTGCAATTGGATCAATGTATTTTTGACGTTGATAAAATTGCTGACTGTTATAGCGACTTAGATATTTCGCAATATTTCCATACTGATCTCTTCGATATTGCCTATCTCTAATCCCTTCATTAATCTGTGATATGGCTGTGTATTCTCCTAACTGAAAAGCAAAATCACGTTCTCTTCTTGCTAAACCTTGTCCTCCTCCATCCATTGCTCTTACAGCAGAACTTGCTTGTAAAGCTCTACGTTTTTGCTGCATGATTGCCATGCTTTCTTGCTTCCCTCGTTCCTGTAATTGAGCTGCAATTGCATCAGCATCAACCATGCTTTCAGCCTGCGCTCCTGCTCTTGTTTGTGCAACAACTTCGGCCTGTGATAATTCTCTAGCAAATTCATAATTCCTATTGGACTGCACCTGAGCCAAAGTGTTGTTGTATTGAACAGTCTCAGCAAAATATTGATAATCACTATTTAGATCTTGTATCTCGGCATTTTGATTTGCTTGCCATGCGTTGAACTCAGACGTTGCATCCTGGAAGGCAGTTTGATTTGCATAATCTTGTCGTTGGGCTTTCCTCTTTTGAGCACCACCAAGAAGACTTAATCCAATCTGAGCACCAGCCAATCCAAGACCAACAGGACCGCCTAATGCAGCCATCCAAGGAGACATTCCTCCAGCAGCAGCAGCAGTAGTAGCAGTCCCTAATCCACTAGATAAAAACGAAGTCGCAGGTAAAGAAGCAACCATTATGGATTCCTCCAAAACGGACAGAACAGTGCTTCCTTAACTCCGTAAGGTTCTGGTTCTCCAATCGTGAATCCCAAATGTTTCAACCATCTAAGAGTTTTCTTGTTCTTAGAATAAGCGTAATTTCCAATAGTTTCACCCACTTCGGCCACGCAGAGATCCACCCATTGTCTACCTAATCTGCATAATTGCAAAGAGTGACTTTTCGTAGCAGTACATTCTTCTGTTGCAAGAAACCAAATTGAGTTATGCCACATTCCAGTAATTCCAACAGGATTACCTCGATCACCTTCTAAAACTTGAAACATAGAACTGTGACAATAGCTGTCCATGCAAGCATTTAGACCGGACATTCCATGACTTAATTGGACTTCAACTTCATCACTATCTCTTAAGTTCATTCCAATATCAAGAACCATATCAGCAGTAACTTCTTCTTGTTTAAGAAACCTCATCTTAATGACCTCGCTCTACCTGTAACTAGCGCAACCCACTCACAAGTTGAAAACTTACAGGGGTGAGGAGTAGCGTTATGTATTTCGACCATACATCTTTCACCTCGACTCATAATTGGAAAATTAAATACACCCTCATAAAATCTTTCATTATCTGTATCCCATCCATTTGGTAAAGCAGTTCCTAATGTTGAGTTCCTAGATCCAAGAATTGTTCCATCAAATTTGTACTTACCCATATCTCGACCTTCAGGGAACACATGAATTTCAAAATAATGTGTCTCGTGATAACGCAATTTCGCATTACGAACCTGTGTTCTTTCTACGTTCGCTGCTGCTTTTCCTCCTCCTATCTCTTTATAAAGTTTGAAACGGGTAAATCTATATCGGAAGTTATATGACTCACCAAACCAAACTGGAGAACCAGACCAATTACCATCACCAACAATGGTGTTACCACTGATCGCAAATCCGAGAAGGACACCTCCATTTGCACTTGTGTCGAAACCTGACCACGCTTCTGTTCTCGATGTAATCGTATAAGGCAATGTCCATGTTGTTTTCTTTGTGTTCGCGTCATAACTACCTGCTGAAACTCTCACCCCTGCAGGAGTTGCAGTAGTAGTTGAGACACGACGATCTAAAAGAAAAGGATATGGAGATCCTGCAACAGGCTCACTGAGACGATCCATGACAGGAATCTTTTCTAAATGAACTTTCGTTCCATACCTAACGAGACAAAAGAGCGTTTCCCTGATACATAAGACTTGAAGAATTTCATCGGCCCCTCCAAGTTCCCAATGACTCCAGCTTGACTGAGCACGTTCAGCTCCTTCTCCTGTATTGCGAAGGAAGTATTTATAAACATAAATACGATTCTTATGGCCTGTTTTAGAGCTAATACCAAACATGGCATTACTCGTATCGTTCACCGTTAGCTTGAATAAACCACTAGGAACATAAGCAGATACATACCCAGTTAAATCTGCAGCATCAGCAGTTAAAGCAGTACCAGCACCTCGAACGCTGAACTCACGGAACTGCGCCCAGTCTCCGTTGTTTTGAGCAAAGATAATTCCTCCACCTGCTTGTTGGGGCCTAACAGCAACATCAACCTCAAACTGTGTCAACACAGTGATCTGAGCTGTGGCTGGAGTTAAAACTGTTTCTGCTGCGTTAAACCTAAATTGATATTGAGAACTAAATAAAATCAACTCATCCTGGTATGGCACTGCATATCTAAGAACTGAAACCTTGTTATTAGAAGCAACAACGTCAATCGGATCACTATCAAGAATTGTGGTAACTGTCTCAGGCCAGAAATTAAAGAACTCTCTTACACGACTAAGAATGACGTTCTCATCAGATAAGAAGCCCAGACGATTCTTATAAATGAAAATATCGTTAATAGCATTGCCGATGAAACTAGGATTTGGAGCAGTTACATAATCACCGGTTGATCTCTCTCCCCAGGTTGGAATCGTTATCTGATTAGGAGAACTGCCTTGCGTACTTCCATCAGCAGGGCCAAACCAAAAATTACCATTAGGCAGCCTCACCAGAATATGAGGCATTGTGTCTTTATCTATTTCATATTCAACGCCTGGACTAACCGTTTCAACCCACAAGCCTTCACCAAATGTTCCACTTTTCGGTACAAATTCAACGTAGTAACCGTCAAAATTATTACCAGGATCACCTTCAATCTCGATCTGATAACCAGTCGGAGCAATAGTTGGAAGTTCAGTAAATGTCTGAACTTTTGAAAGGATTGCAGTTATATCACTATTGGCTCTTGCATCAGTCGCAGCCAAAGTAATCGCACTAGAAGATTGCAGCCAAAGAACTGAACCAGCTCTAGTAATCGTTACTCCACTTAAACCACCTGACGCTAATGATGTTTTTAAATTCTCAGCAATATCTTCTGAACTGATTCTATTCTCGGTAACAGTAGAGCCACTACTAACAACAGGAGCAACAGCCGTTTGAACACTAGCTGCAACACCATTAACCGTTAATTTGTAGGTATTTCCGTATGAAGCTGCTCTCACCCAGACTATTGCTTCGTGGGCTGTAGGACGGGCTGTTGCTGGAGCCGTCGCTGTCTTCATTGCAGGTATCTTTTTCGTATTAGATACGAACGTATAATCTGCAATTGTTACAGCTCTAATGTCCTGCTTTGCATCAGAAATGGTACTTAGATAGTTATAAGCATTCGTTGCTGGAGTAACTGTTTTTGCTGCTCCTTCTAAGTCATAAACCTTGATTGATGAACTCGTAATAACTGCTAAATATTCTTCTACGTTATCCCTCAAAATACTGTGAATAAAGCAATCCCCAAAAGAAGAAGTTGATATTTCAGCCAATAATTCACTTGCATCTCTTTTTCTTAGTCCTTCCATAATGGAAGACATTCCATTAACTTGTATCTCTGCCTGAGATGGATCTCTTTGTGCGTCAGGTTGTTGACTAATTCCCTGTGAAAGATTGGGAATCGGATAGGAAACTAAAGCCATTAGAGTCGAATACCAGCACTAAGGCGACGAGTCATTAGCCCACTGGCAGGCTCATAAGTTCTAAATGGCAACCTGCCACGACCACCTGTTAAAAGATTTGGCTGTTCCTGCCTATGCTCCATTCTTTCTAAAGCCATCTGTGCATCTTTCTCATCTTGAGCAGTGAACTTATATGCAGCCTCATCACCTAAAACACGAGCAACAAATACACGAGCAGATCTAATTGTTACCCACCTGTTATAAGCCTCTGGAGTTTCTTCCCATGACAACAACCAAATCACATCAGCATCTATCTTTTCAACAACCGTTTCCATTACATAAGAACGGTTTGTCGTGTCATAAAGCCTTTGTCCACGCAAGATGTAGCGATTCGCGTAGAGATAAGGATCTAATGAAAACTCAACTACATTTGTCGGTATCTCAATCTCTCCTGAAGAGTTCTTTGAGAACGGATAGCAATGTTCTGTGTTCCAACTCCAGCCTTTAACTTGACCCTCTTTATGAAATTCAAGAAGAGTTCTTTCTGCTATTCGAGCATCTTGTATTTGTGTTAAATCAAGAGTGTTGACTGGCTGTTCACCAATACATTCCAGCAAGACATTTACGCCGTCTAAGAGCGTTGTTCTCCCTGGAGTTACCTTTTCATTTGCTAGTCCCATAAGTTTGCTACAGCCTCGTAGCCTTAAGTGTATTAGATATAAAAAAAAGAGGCCAGTTTTAGCTGACCTCTTAGCAGAGAATTTACAAGTTAAGGAATAACAATCTTCGCTGCAGCTTCTGCACGAAGAACTCCCATTCCTAGACTTTGCCTTGCGACAAGTAAATCGGATTGGTGTACCACTCTAAATTCTTCGCCTGTCATTTGAAGACTTGGAGAAAGAAGAGTAACAACACCAACTGCCTCTTTATTGAACACAAGTCCTTTACACTTAGAAAGGTTCTGAGCGTAATCAGCATTGTGATCACCAGCTACAAGTGAGTAGTTAGCTTGAGTAACGTGATTTGATGCGAAACATGGTATGCCAGCGACACGTAATGTACGGCCATCAGCAATAGTTCCAGCTCCACCAAAGTCACTATTAATAGCTCTACTTGATTGAGTTAATAGATAATAATCTGCTGGAGTAAATACAGCATACATATCATCAATACTCACATCTTTCTCTTCAAAACCAACTCTTAAATCAAAGAGTGCATTAACAAGAGCATCACCTTTTGCCTGACGAGTAGCACCTGATGCTGTGTAATCAGTACCAAGTGTAACTCCTTGTCCAGTTCTACCTGAGTTAGTAGATTTATTTAAAGGCTCAGTGGAGTTACTTGCGGCTGCAAAGATCAATCTTGCAACACGCTTATCGTATTCCACTGCAAGGGCTCTACCAAGTTCTTTTGTATAAATTTGTCTAACGTCAAAGTATGACATTAGTTCATCAACTTGGTATATGGCGGCATCAGCTACCATCAACGCATCGAGTGAAATTACACGCTCATTTAGATCACTTGGATCATTAATAGTGCCTGTAAGTTCAGTGCCTGGCTGATGATATGCAGCAACCATTTTACCCGTGATTGGGAAAGCAACGCTCTTCCCTCCACGAATATTTCTTTCACGAGTTTTCCCTTTGAAAACCGTGTTAGTCATGAACGCGTCAAGGATCTCAGCCGATCCCAACTTCAACATCAAGGCTCTGTCGGTATCCAGACCAGCAGCACCAGCACCCCAAGTGGCTGCAGCACCCTTAATCTGACCCGAACGGCTTAAAGTAACAGCCATTGGTTAATAAATAAGATTTACGATTAGACCGCTTTATCCATCACTAACCCAGGTTGTCCTCCTTGAAGGGCCTGCTGCTTAGGGGCGTTCTGACTAAATATTAGCGTGGAAAGAGATTATCAGGACTATTTCTCAACAATTCCTCGAATTTTTGCCTGTAAGCACTATCAGTGTCATACAACCTTTGCCCCCTGGAATTGGTTTTATTCATTGCATCAAGAACTTGTTGCTGACTCTTGAATGTTGACTCGGCTGGTGCATCACCACCCCCGAAGAGTTTTGGCTCTACAACTGAATCAGGAGAATTACGTTCTGCCCTCAATGCTCGAATAGCCCATCTTACTGCTTCTTTGTTACCAGAATCAACGACGCTATCAAATTCTTTGATCACATCTTCCGATAAATTCCCCTTAGCCCACCCTGCAAGCTGCTCAAACTGCTCTTTACCTCCAGCTTCATTCATTAACTCAGCTTCATCTGCTTCGCTGATCTCAGAGGCTCCCCCGTCGGCTGCTTGCTGTGCTTGTACTTTCTGCATAAACATCGCAACCATTGGTTTGGTTACTCCAAGGGATTCAGCTAAAGCGTCATAGTGCTCACTTATATCCTCTCCTTGATCTCCTTTCCACATCAATTCAGTCATATCAATTCCTTTCTCCTTTAACTTCGCGACTCCTTCTTCTCCATAAAGTTGATTCGCTAATTCAGGAGTGTATTCCTCTCGTGTCTCTGGAGCCTTAAGCTCATTTGTTTGCTCAGGCTCTGATTCCGATTTTGTTTCTTGGCTTTCTTGAGGTTTATTCTTCATCTTCTCAAGCTCTTGATAAGCCTTGATCAGATCTTCCTTAGAAGCATTCCTGAACTTCTCAGGGATATTTGCCTCTTGTTGTGCAGCTTCTTGTTCCTTGATGTAGTCCTCGACAATATTTTCTTGTCCAGGCGCGGCCATTCCATCCTGACCT